AAGTGGGGTTTCTTTGTTACGACTTCTCTGCTAGTGATTTAAAATAATCCATATCGTCATCATCTACAGAATCTTTAAATGCAGGTACTTCAATTTCTTCTTTGAAACTATGAACAGAATCTTCTGCTTTAGTTTTCATTGTAACTGCACCTTCTAAACCAAGAACTTTATCTAACCTTGTCTTTATTTGTTCATAAGACTTAAAATTCTTTGCATCATGGAAGTCTTTTAATGAATACTCTTTCTTCCACAATTCTTCTAGTTTAGTATCATCACCTTCAAACAATGCTACTGGTGAATCAAATTCAGATTTATCATAATTACGATAATTCTCAACATTACGAATCTTCAATTTGAAGTTTGCACCTTCCCAAAGATCAAATGGGTTAATTGGCTTTTCATCAGGAAATTCAGGATTCATTGCTTCAGTAATCTTATCAAAGATTTTCTTACCAAATTTGAATATCTTAATTTGACCTTCGTTCTCTTTGTTACTTGGATCAGAAACAATATAAACATTAGCATAGTAACTTAACTTGCGTTTTTGATTCCGTGCAATGTTTTTGTTTGCATCAATACCAGAATTCCATAGTGTTGAATTATGTTCACACACTGGACACTTACCATTGTTGATTGTAGTTAAACAATTATCAATCAACCATCCACCTGGTCCTTGAAAACCATGATTGAATACTCGTACCCATGGAAGACCATCATCACCATCTACTGCGGGTGCAGGAAGAAACCGAATGATTGCCATACCGTTTCCTGCTTTATCTACTGATGGTTGCCACATTCTAGGATCATCTCTTGATCCTGCTTCGGCAGTTTGATTTGTTGTTGTTGCTTCGATTGCTTTGGTCAATTTGTCGAAACTATTTTGACCACGTTTTAAATTTGCGAATGAACTCATTTTTTACCTCGTATGTAATTGTATGTTAATATAACGTCTTATCCACATGATTCATAATATAATAGTATTTAGTCATGCGAATTCCTTCAATAATATAGATTTCATTTTATCACATTCAAAGTGAATAAACGGCAAATATTTTAAACATTTCCGATTAAATTCTGGCCAACGAATAGTATCAGTAATTCGTTTAGACCACATCGGAAAGAAATTCATTAGAGAATTCATAATACATAGTGTCTCTAATTGAATATCTTTTTGAAGAGTCATTGTTAATAACTTTGGATAGTCTCCATCAGTCTTAAACAATTCGTTTGTATTCTCACAATTCTCTCTAATGTATTTGCAATCATTAGTAAAAGTGTAAGTCAATGCTTGGATTATTTTCATTCGTTCTCTATGACGTACCATAGCATCTTCTTCAAATAACTTACCAACCCACATGTTTTCTTCACATAAAAAATTAGATATAAGAAATTCTATACAATCCTCTTTCTCATTTCTACGTGATAACTTGTAAAAATAATATTTGTCTTTACGGTTCTCAAATGATTCAATAGTTATTCTAGATTTACCTTGATACTTAAAGTAATCATATGAATCGGTTGAGAAATGTAATTTAAGAGAATTGTATAAAGAGAAAACTTCATAACCTGTCATAATAATTAAAAAGGTAATCTTGCGGTTTTAGGCAATAGATTATGGTCTTGTGCATCCATCTCAATTTTTTCTTTGAGACTATGGTTTACCAATGTTGCAGCAACCTCTACTTCAAGACCTGTTGTATTACAGTATTCAACTATTGCTTCATAATATGTATAGTTGGTATCTGCAACAATCTTCTCAATTGCTTTAGCAAATTCCTTCATTTCCTCTTTGGTTGCCATTACTTTACAATCGTTTGATATAAAGATTCAAACTGTTCATGCACAGCAACTTCTTCATCATAATTTTGTTTATGATAAACTTTTACCATACGATTAACAATTTTCTTGGGTAGATTTAATTGACTACAGATATCTGCAACTGCATTTTTAATTAAATCTTTTTCACCTTCCATACGTGTCATTGATCCAGAACACTCACGTAATACGCCAAGTAATTTCTGTTGGTCCGCTGGATTACTAATCATATTAATACTCAATTGTGCAACTGCCATAATATACTCTCCTTTATTTTTTCATTGCATAGGTAATACAAATTGCATCTGGTGTCGTTGTATATGCACACTTAACTGAAAGTGGATCTACACCTTTTGAAATTGCTTGTTCAATATTCTTTGACATCAAGTTTCTATCATTAATCATGTATAATGTTACTGCTACTACTGCAGTGAAAATCATACCGAACATTGTTGCTGAAAACCAATCCATATCTTTAATCATAATTTTATCTCCTTTGTTAAATCATTCAAATCACTCTGCTTCTTATAAAAAATGTGTCTACCTATCTTTGTAGTCTTAGGTAAGTTCCAACCTGGATTTACATAATCTGCATGATAGTATGTTGCACCTTCAGTCACATCATCTATAAATTCATAATTCATTAATACTCTTACTGCTATTTCACGTATACTATTATACAACAAAGTGTCTCTAATTGTCAAGGCTTTATTTAAGTTTGCCTGTTCACAAACCCATGAAAATTGGCATACGTTATTTGATTTCTGGTGAACTACACTACAAATTGTTGATGCATATTTACCAGATGCTACACGATTCAAAGTTACAAGTGCTACTGCTACCTTACCAACATCCGGTTCATGTCCCGCTTCAAAGTAAATATTCTCCGCTAAACAATCAACTTGTTTTTTAACAGGATCAGTTAAACTTTTATATGAGACATTGATCGGTAAGAAATAAGTATTTGGCACATTAACTGATAATACAACAACAGAAAATGCCACACAGATACCCATTATGGTTAATGGTATTCGCATTGTTCTCTCCCTATGATTGTGATGGGTTATTCTGTTACGAGGAAACCCATCGAAACCCTAAGTAGCCGTTAGGCTGCTAATTGATAAACGCTTTCGTTTGCATTTAAAGATTTTACTTTTAACGACTATCTGTGTCGTGTTGTCTGTTTCGTTACTCATTGTCCTGTCGAAACTATTCACCCCCATCAAAAACATACTAGTTCTCAGTGACCGATGCCGTTAAATAACACCGATGTATCTAATATGTTTATGGTGGAGGTGGGGGGATTCGCACCCCCGTCCAGAACACCTTTTACTTCACTTCATACAACAATTCTATTAAATATCCTATTAGAAGGATACTTTAACACCTGCACCGATTGAATTACCATCAAATGACGATACACGACTTTGACCAATCTGATAACGATAATCAACTGTTGCGGCAACATTCTTAACAATAGGATAAGATAAACCAACGCCACCTGTTACAGCATATCCATCTTTACCAGTTTGATTATCAAGCATTGCGGCACCAGCTTTAACTGAAACTTGAACTGGACCAACTTTGGCAACATCATAAGCACTAACTAAACTATAACGATCCTGATTGTTTTTGCCTTTAGTAAACTGGTCATAACCTAAAGTAGCAGTAACACTACCAAATTTTTGACCAACGGTAATACCTTGACTATTACGATCTGTACCACTATAATCTTTAGTTACATTAACACCTACTTCTACGCTTTGTGCTGTACCAATAACTGCCATCAATGAAACTGCTAGAATAGACTTCTTCATAATAACTCCTCTTTGTTTTGTTTAACTACTTCTTCTACAATTGCATCTACTACACAAACCTTTGATGCCAATATAAAAATCATTAAATTTAATAATGACTTTATGTATTTATTATACATCATACTTCATTACATGTCAAGTAATACTTTTTGACATATTCCTCTAGTTTTTCCTTATAATCATTTGGATTCTTAATGAATACTTGGGCAAACCCCGTTTCACAGGCAATCATTACAACTATTTGTTCTACTTTCTTGCCTGTTATCTCTTCAAACATAATCGCATATGCGGTACATTGAAGAAAATAATTTTCAATCCAATCTTCTCTTTTCTCTTTAGTAGATGTCTTATAATCTATAATTGATATCTTACCATCATATTCTGCAATACAATCTACACGACCAGCAACCTTTAAATGATTACTATACAATGGTTGTTCTATTGCATATACATTATTAACCTTATCTGTTATAATAGGTTTCAACTGCAAGAATAATTCTTTTATATGTGGCATTAGCTTCATCATATAAAAAGAATTAACTTTACCATTTAACAAATCTTCACATACAGTATGCATTGCAGTACCACGTGATGTTGCCTGATGTGTTATTTTATTTGCTTGTTCTTCACCTACTCTATTACGCCATTCCTGTAATGCTTTCTTATTACCAAAATGTGATAACACAGTAGTAATAGATGCATACTTACCTTTAGGTGTTGCATAATATCTACCTCTAGATAATGTTTCAGATGCTAATTCAAAATCCAATTCAGTCAACTTAACAAAATTAAAACTCATGCAACTCCAATTCGTTTTGTGATTTTATCTACATGTTCTTTGACAATTCTATCAGTCTTTACTTTCTGAATTGATTTTTTACCATGTCGTTCACCTACTGCACTATTAGGATGTGCTTCTGCAACTTTAGATAATACTTCTTTAAAACCATCTGGTACTCTATTTGCTTTTGACACTGATACACCAGATACAATCATTGGTGCAGAGATAATAGTTTGAATATGAGGATTCAGTTTTAGATATTCTTCTCTTTCTGATATCTTCATAAAAGTTTCAAACTCTTCACCCGTTACAGTATCTAAAAAATTATATGTTGGCATTAAACCACTCCGGTACGTTTCTATTTTTCCACTTTGCTAAGTGTGTCTTGTTCTTTATATAGTAATTGCGATATGAACTAATAGAATCATGCTCAACTTTAACATCATCAGGCATTGCAGGTGTTGGTTCAGACCATTTACCTGATGGAATATTCTCTGGAAACCTATTTTTAAGAGTCTGCATTAATCCACTAGATTCAACTTTATGAATTTTACCATAACGATAAGTGTATTCAATACAAAGCATCTCAAGTAACTCTGCAAGCCAAATGTAATTAGGAATAGATTGTCTTACCCAAATAGCGGAAGGATGATTAAGGTGAGTGGCGGCATATAATATATTTTGACGGTCATCATATAACATCCATTCTCTTTTTTTTCTACCTGCCGCAGTAGTAAACCAAGGACTTTGTTCACCATCTAATACACGATGTGCAGTAGATAACAATTGAGCATACTCAAGAATCATCTTTACACAGTGTTTATCATTATGCATTTCTGCACAAGTTTTTGGATCTTTATCTAAGTAAAATATGTTCACGATAATTTTTTCTTCATAACATTATTTAATCCATCAAAATTATATCTTTTATAGGTAATTGTATTTGGTTGGTCTAATACTGATAATACAATATCATCTTTAATCATATCAACTACACTAAGATATGGCCAACGTGATTGAAATGGACACAAATCACGCCATCGTTTGTTTACCATATAGTATTTGAATTCTTCTAAATCTTTTTGACTTTTAGCATCAAATACACGCTTGCGCTCATTAATTTCAGTAATTTTATTATACATTTTTTGTTTCTGTGAAAGAGGGAGACTAAGGCCTCCCATTGTTGATATTAAGCAACTTGTTCAGTCACTTTGTCAGTAACTTGTTCGGTAGTCAAATCTTGTAATGATTCAACTGCAGGTTTATCAATAGCGACAATACCTACTTTTTGTAAATACTTCTTACAATCATCAACATTGATTAATTGATAGGTTGAAAGTTTACGACCATCTTTTTCAACTTTAACAACTCCACCATTGTTTTTAACTTCCCACATATACGTTGATAAACGATACATCTGAACATCTTTACCAATCATATCTGCAATTTCATCTTTAGTGATTTTATTGCCAGATAACATAACTAACATCAATTTTTGAAACGGTTTTACTTTTTTACTCATAATATACTCCTATCAAATTTAAAATAACTACACTGAACAATCATTATAACACAACTATACCGTATGTCAAGCATTATCTTCTCATATTTGCCTGATCTTTGGCATCTTCTTTACTAAAAATTGGTACCGCATTAGATTTATGTAAAGTACCAATACCTAACATCTTAGTACCAGTATAAAACTTATCTGGTGGTCTACTACATGCATCACCTGTAAAAGGTAAACTCTTGATCTTAGGTGTCTCACGCCTAAATGGTTGAGGTTCTCTTAAAGGCAATGCAGTGTGAACACTTTTCTTATTAGAAAAATTAGATGAACTACTCTTAACACTTGATAACCAATCTTGATACTGCGCCACAACCTTTTTAGGTTTGCGCCTTTTCTTCGACTTTTGATTCATATGTATAATCATAATGTATTCCTCTATCATTTCAACTACTATTATATCATAGATACTGCCCAATGTCAAGCACTAAAAATAACCCTTATAAATCAAGAACTTACCCTTTGAGTAATACCTGTGTAACCCCTTGATTATTCTCAGATAATTGGCGCTTTAATCTGTCTAATTCCATTGAGATTATCTCAGTTTCCCGATGAGTATAGGTTAACTGTACCTGAAGTAATCTAATTCTTTCTTGTATCTCTTCAGTAGTCATTATTCTTTTCCTGTTTTAATAACCGATATGCGGTTTTGTCTTTATGTTTTTTTCTGAACTGTTTGAAAGTATCTTTACCATCTTCATGTTTACGCATTTTAGA